CTAAGCCAAATGGTTATTTACCAAGTGTAGGCGAATTTATTCAAGCATGCAAAGTTCAAGACTATCACGCACTGGGTTTACCGAACGAAGTGGAATTATACCAACGTTATAACACTTTCTTAGGCTATGCCCGATTCAATCGGGATGAATTTCAATATCGTTCAAAAGTGGAATTTTGGTTGCTTAAAAATCTGTACGAAAACTGCAAGAAAAAATCGGAAGAGGACACGTTGAAAGCTATTCCGAAATTACTCACAGAAGCGGCAGAAAAAGTGCGGTCGAATTTTCCTTTTGAGGATATTCCAAAGATGATTCCAGTAAAACCAAGTTTTTACGATAAAGCTAAGGCTGATAAGGCGCGCGATAGCTTGATGGCAATGATGAAAGGGGCATTGCAATGACAGAACAACAATTTGATAAAGATACATGGCAAACACCGCGCTATGTCTTTGAATGGCTATCTCAACGTTTCGGATGGTTCGATCTTGATGGTTGCGCAACAGCAAACAACGCCTTGACATGTCACTATATCGGCGAACCTAACTCAGACAATGATGAGCATCAATCAATCGCAGATGACTTTCTAATGCCGCTTGAGCAAATGTTAGATGTATTGTTGGATGAAGTAGCGGAACGTTGTGCAGCTCCGTTAAAAATCTATGTGAACCCGCCTTATTCCAACGTTACGCCATATTTACAACGTGCGAAAGAATTATGTGATGCTGGTTATTTAGTCGTGATGTTACTCAACAATGATAAATCTACTCAATGGTATCAAAACCACATTCAAGGCGTGGCAAATGAAGTGATTGATATCACAGGCGGTCGTATTGCATTTATCAACCCTGTAACAGGAAAGGAAATCAAGGGGAATAGCAAAGGACAAATGGTCGTAGTCTTTGATCCAACAATGGAAGATTTTGTCACACGTTCAATTAGCCTTGATTTTATTAAAAAGATTGGTGGGTATAGCAAATGAGTTTTGAAGAGCATAACAATCGCAAGAAAGCGAATAAGTTTGCTGAATATATTACGGGCGAATCTCTTCGCCGATATTTGGCTGAGAAAGTCGAGAAGTACTTAGGTAAAAATCCAAGTGTTTTTGATGGTGCAGCAGGCAGCGGACAGCTTGAGCAATTTATTCAACCAAGTAAGTTTATTGCAGTAGAAATTCAAGCGGAATCATGCGCGGCATTAGCCAATAATTATCCAGATGCTGAGATTCATAATACGAGTTTTTTCTTGTATCAAAGTGAGCCAAAAAGTGATTGTGTTGTAATGAATCCGCCATTCTCACTTAAATTTAAAGAACTTGCCGAAGAAGAAAAAGCGGCTATTCAAGCGGATTTTCCGTGGAAAAAATCAGGTGTACTTGATGATGTTTTTATGCTGAAAGGATTAGCCAATGCTCATCGTTTTGGGTTTTTCATTATGTTTCCAGGTATTGCCTATCGAAACACGGAATTAACACTCCGTGAAGTTATTGGGAATCAACTGGTCGAGTTGAATTTGATTCAAAACGCCTTTGAAGATACGCCTATTTCGGTGCTTTTCTTGGTGGTTGATAAAACTAAGTCGAATAACAAGACATACCGTGAATTATACGACTGTGCCACGAATAAAATAATTAACGCTGATGAATGGTTAATTGATTCTGATAAATGGGACACGGTTTCACCGCCAGAGCTGCCAAAAGAAAAAGTAGATCCAATGAAATTAGAGTTGATGTCGCAAGCTCAATTAAAAGAGCAAATTCGCGCTCAAATTCAATTTAGCGGTATGGTATTTGATTTAGAAGGCTGGCCACGTGAAGAATTTGAAAAATTCTGCGATGAAGTCTGTGCATTGATTCAGGAAGAGAAAAAATCAAATCTATTTTTATTTGGCTGGGGCGAATGATGTTATGAGCCAATACAAACCTTTCTTTTTACGCGATCAACGCATTAAAAATAATTGCTTGGATTTAATCAAAGAGCTGCCAACAGACGATAAAAAGCCGCTGGTAGTCAAAATCCAGCCGATAACACGCTCACTTGAGCAGAACTCAAAACTTCACGCACTACTAAGCGATATTAGCAAACAGTGCGAATTTAACGGTAAAAAGCGAGACATTGACACGTGGAAAATGATTATGGTATCGGCTCACAAAATCGCAACAGGTGGTCAGGCTGAAATGGTAATCGGGCTTGAGGGGGAAGTTATCAATCTACGAGAAAGTACCGCTCAAATGAGCGTAAAACGACTAGCAAGCCTAATAGAGTACATTACCTGTTGGGGCGTGCAAAATGGCGTGAGATTTCACGATAGATGGGGATTTTAAATGAAACGCTTAAACGATGACGAGATTCTAGAGTTAAAAATCGTACTTTGGATAGTGGCAGTTTGGTTAATTTTTCAGATGGTGTTTGGCTAATGGCGAAAGAGTATAAATGCAAAGTTTGCGGACAACTGTTTGTAAAAACCTTTAGCTCGACACAAAAGGTTTGCTCACCTGAATGTGCGATTAAATTAGCTCGAGATAATGCGCAAAAAGCACAAGAACGAGCAGAAAAGAAAAAACAAAGGGAACGTAAAGCTAAATTAAAAAGTCGTTCAGAATGGCTGAAAGAGGCGCAAGCGGTATTTAATAAATTTATCCGTTTACGAGATAAAAATGAACCCTGTATCAGTTGTGGTCGGTATCATCAAGGGCAATACCACGCAGGGCATTATCGGAGTGTCGGAGCATGCCCTGAATTAAGATTTTGTGAGCTCAACGTACATAAACAATGCGCACCCTGTAATGACCACAAGAGCGGCAATATTATTGAGTACCGCATAAATCTTGTAAAACGAATCGGTGCAGATAAGGTAGCTTGGCTAGAACGTCAAGACCACGAGCCAAAGAAATACACCATTGAAGATTGCAAGGCGATTATTAAGTATTACAAGGCAAAAATTAAGGAGCTTACGTGAATATTGATGTGATTTCAGTTGAATTTGGTTATTGGGCTACACCTCGTTATGAGACTGAATTTCCACGTGTAGCCGCAGGGTTTGCAGAAATGAAATGTGATGCTCGTTATGCTGAAAAATATCGTATGCGTCCTATAAGCGATGAATTAGGTATGGAAATTGATGGCTACCTTGGTGTAATTAGAAAAGTCACACCAGAACTTTATGATGTATTCGTTCTGACTTATATCAAGAGATGGGAAAAACAAGAAATTTGGCGATATTTACATATTTCACGGCGTGAATATTTCAATCGATTGAAAACGGTAAAAACATCACTTTTATTGCTATTATCAACAGAAGGTAAGCAATGTTTATTTATTGCCTGAAAAGTGCGGTCGATTTTGACCGCTTTTTAACGTCGCATGGTGGCGTCACGGCATTTTTCTTTCGTGAATACGAAAATGGCGATTTAATCAAAGTCGTTTGCCCGAAATGGTCAAAAACCGTCACTAAAAGACACACGGAAATCAGCTACACCTTTGAAGAAGTGGTGTAGTTTTTAGATAAAAAACAAACCCCCGAACACTCGCAATGTTCGGGGGTTTTATTTACCCCTTATTCCAAGTTTAACCAACTAAGGAGCAATTTTGATTAAGTATACACCAAAACATCAAGTTAAGGTAGGTGGAAAAATGAGTGAAAAAGATGCAGGCATTGCAGGGAAAATGCTAGCAAGTGCAGCAATTATTATAGTATTCATTTGTATTTTTTAAAGTTGACTTTTTGATGGAAGTGTTTAATGTGCTATACATTCTTAAACAAGAAAGGAAATAAAATAATGAAAAAACCATTAAATGATGATGTTTTAGAATTAGCATATCACTTCGTAGCATTGGGTTTTGAGCTAAGAAAGCATGAGGAACTTAGTTATGACGTAAATTCTTCAATGGCGGGTATTCATTCAGATTACTTAAAAATTGATAAGTTGATGAAAGAGATAGGAGCAGAAATCTATACTATTCAGACAAAAGAATCGCCTGGGATTGTTTACAAATTAGTTTATGATGGGAAGGAGTGTTTATTGGATTCAGATAAAATCGATGCTACCATACAAATGTTAGGTTGAATTTAGAAAATAAGCCCCTTGACACCCAAGGGGCTTTTTTATTATGATTTTTATCAAGCAGATAGTTATCTGCTCAAGGTCTCAAAACCTTAATCCAAAGCGGCAATTCCGCACCCGACAGCATAGCGGTTTTTTTATGCGTAAAATTCAGTACCCTTGTTTGTTTATTGCCATTAAACATTCATTGCGCATAACCACAT